TTATAGGGGGGGGGGAACCAGTGACTTATCCACAGGTTATCCACAACTTATCCACAGGAAATTAACGCAATGCGTCCAACACCCAAGCGAACGCCGGTCAACAAGGGCAAATCAGCGAAAATCTTCGCGGGCCACAGCTCCAAGAGCCACCGGGTAAACATGGCACCACCGCCCATGCGGGGCGGCTATCGGATGTGAGGTGTATCCACCCCCTGTCGGCCGAGAGAACGGCCGACGGGACAATCCACTTAAAGCCACACAATGGGAAGCCAGGCGAATGGCTGGACCTTCCCTGCGGACAATGCATCGAATGCCGGCTAGAACGCACAAGACAATGGGCCGTGAGGATCACGCACGAAGCGACCTTCTACCAGGACAACTGGTTCCTGACGCTAACCTACAACCAGGACAAGCTCCCCAGGAGCCTGGAACATGAACACTTCCAGGCATTCTGGAAACGACTCCGCCAACACCAGGCGCGCCTCGAGCTCGAGTCGCCCAGGTACTACATGTGCGGAGAATACGGAGACAAAACCAAGCGACCGCACTACCACGCGATCGCCTTCGGACTAAAAATCAACGACCTCAAGCTATACAGCAAGAGCAAAGACAAAACGCTCTACACGAGCGAAACCATCAACAACCTATGGCGCATGGGAGAGGTAAAGATAGGCGCCGTCACTTTCGAGAGCGCGAGCTACGTCGCGAGCTATTGCACGAAAAAAGTGACCGGAAAGAACGCAGCAGAGCACTACACCAGGACAGACGAAAATACGAACGAGATATACGAGATAGAGCCGGAATACAGCCGGATGAGCCTTAAGCCAGGCATAGGGCAAAAATGGATAGAGAAATACACAGATGACGTCTACAACCACGATCACGTCATCATCAATGGAAGGCCGCAAAAAGCGCCCAGGTACTACGACAAATACCTAGAAAAAACAGAGCCAACAAGACTAGAAAAACACAAAGCAAACAGAAAGGAAAAAGCAAAAAACACAGAAACAGAAAATACAAGACAGAGACTAAACAGCAGAGAAATGTACACAACAGCAAAGTACAAACAAAAACAAAGGACGATATGAAAATCGTAATACTCAGAGATATCCGCGCAGACGCCTACGGCAACCCGATGTTCGTAGCCTCACTCGGGGGCGCGATCAGGGCATTCGGAGACGAATGCACAAAAACCGATGGCAACGCACTAGCAACCCATCCAGAAGACTACGAGCTCTACCACTTCGGTGAATACAACGAGCTCACAGCAGACTTCGAGATCCTCAGCAAGCCAGTGCAAATCGCACTAGGCAGCAACTTCAAGAAATAAATCAACACTCACCCTGGCCGGGTTCGCAAAGCCTCCCCGCGCCAGGGCGAGCTTTAACGGGAGAAACACTTGATACCCACACACCGAAACGAAAGCGTCAACGTCCACCAGTTCTCAATGGTCCCGAAAGCGGAGATCCCACGCAGCAGCTTCATACGGGAATACACGCACAAAACGACCTTCGACGAAAATTACCTCGTACCAATCTACGTAGACGAGGTACTCCCAGGAGACACGTTCTCACTCAGGATGACGGGCTTCGCCCGACTCGCAACACCCATCTTCCCGGTCATGGACAACATGTACCTGGACACCTTCTTCTTCTTCGTCCCGAACCGCCTGGTATGGACGCACTGGGTAAACTTCATGGGAGAACAGGCCAACCCAGCCGACTCAATCGCATACACCATCCCAACCTTCGGCATCGCAGCCAGCGCACCCTACGCAGTCTTCAGCCTGCAAGACTACATGGGCCTCCCAACAGCCGGCATGTTCGCCACCGGCACAGCGAGCTTCAACGCACTGCCCCTCAGGGCATACAACAAAATCTGGAACGACTGGTTCCGCGACGAAAACCTCCAGAACAGCGTCACCGTCCAGGTCGACGACGGCCCAGACTCAAACGCCAATTACACCCTCCTAAAAAGAGGCAAACGACACGACTACTTCACCGCCGCACTACCCTGGACACAAAAGGGCGGCGTAGCAATCACAATTCCCCTGGGAACCAGCGCACCCGTAAAAGGCATCGGCTACAGCGGCGCAATTGCGCCCGTAGCCGGCGGCGCGATGAAAGAAAGCGGCGGCAACACGCGCGGATACACCTGGCAAAGCGGCACGAACACTGCGGCCGTCATCAACATGGAGATGACCACCAACACAACATCCGCGTTCCCGACAATCTACGCAGACCTCACGGCAGCGACAGGAGCAACCATCAATGCCCTCCGACAAAGCTTCCAAATCCAGAAGCTACTCGAAAGAGATGCTCGCGGAGGAACGCGTTACACGGAGATTGTTCGAAGCCATTTCGGCGTCATATCTCCCGACGCACGCCTTCAGCGCTCTGAATATCTTGGAGGCGGAACGACTCCAATTAATATATCTCCAATCCCGCAGACATCCGCTACTGGGCTTACAGGAGGCACGTCACCTCTGGGAAATCTGGCCGCCTACGGCACAGCCCTGGCACACGACCACGGCTTCACGCAGAGCTTCACCGAACACGGATACATCATCGGCCTCGCGAACATCCGAGCCGATATCACCTACCAGCAGGGACTAAGAAAAATGTGGAGCCGTAGCACCCGCTACGACTTCTACTTCCCAGCGTTCGCCATGCTCGGAGAACAGGCAATCCTAAACCAAGAAATCTACTGCCAGGGCATACCAGGACCCGGCGCTTCAACAGACGCCGGAACGTTCGGATACCAGGAACGATGGGCGGAATACCGCTACTTCCCCAGCATGATCACCGGCGCATTCCGAAGCACCTACGCCACACCACTCGACACATGGCACCTAGCCGAGAAGTTCACCGCGTTGCCAACACTCAGCAGCACCTTCATCCAGGCCAACGCACCGGTAGGCAGAATCAGCGCCGTGAACACGGCCGGAACACACTTCATCTTCGACAGCCTATTCAAGATCAAAACCACACGATGCATGCCGCTCTACAGCGTGCCGGGTCTCATTGACCACTTCTAAGTGGAAGCAATACACCAACCACTGCCGGCGGGCGGAGATCCAATCCATCCGCCGGTTCTACAACGCACTAGGAGAAGACAATGGCATGGGCAGCAGCAGCACCCGCACTCATCAGCGCAGCAGGAAGCATCGCCGGGGGACTACTCAGCCAGCAGGGCCAGAACTCAGCGAACGCAGCCAACGCCAGCCTTAACCAGGAGAACATGGTCTGGCAGGAACACATGAGCGACACCGCAGTCATGCGACGAAAGCAGGACATGATCAACGCAGGCATCAACCCAATACTCGCCGCGGGAAACCCGGCGAGCCAACCAAGCTACAGCCCGATACCGATGCAAAACCCAAACGCACAGCTCGGACAAGCCATCGGAGGGGCTGCGCAATCAGCAGCAGCCGTAGCCAACAGCATGGCCGACACGAAACTGAAACAAGCCACAGCCGCAAGCGTCCAGGCGAACACGCCCTCCGACATCAACACCCCGGCAAAAACCGACGCACAATACATACTCAAAAGCACAGCCGAACAGATCCGCGCACAAACGGGACTGACAGAAGCCAACGCCGAACAGGTCAAAGCAGCAACCGCCAACATCGTCGCCCAGCTCCCCGGCCTGGAGGCACAAAGCACCAGCGCCCAGGCAACCGCGAAATGGGCAGACCAACAACAAGCACTCCAAGCGGAAGCCACGAGAATCGCAAACGCACTCAACTCACTCAAAACACCAGAAGCGCAAGCCGCAGCGCAGTTCTGGCAGACCGCAGTCGGAAAAGCCACAGGAGCTGCACCGGCAGCAACCATGATTCGGACAGGACTCATGCTACTCAAGGAGCTACTCGGAAAATGAAAATCACACCACCCTTCGTCAGAAGCCCCTACAACTTCGACGTGAAAGCAGCCTGCGACGAATGCTGCGTGGCCGACTTCGGACCCAGCCTCACACAACACAACCAGGCAGAAGACGCCGACATCAACAACATCGTGAAAAGGTTCGGACTGACAGGACAGCTCCCGGAAAACCTCCGGGCTCCGGTCTACGCCGACTTCGACGAAGTGTTCGACTACAAAACGGCACAAGACGCCATCGCAAACGCCCACTCGGCCTTCATGAAAATGCCACCCGCGATACGAACGAGGTTCCAAAATGACCCACAGCAGTTTCTGGAATTCTGTTCAGACGACGGTAATAGGGCCGAAGCGGAGAAGCTCGGCCTGGTCCTCCC